GGTGCATTTACAAACAAGGTACCTACAGTGATTACAAGCACAACAGATTTATCAGGTGGTGTCCCAAAAACTTCAATTGGTGCGATTGGTGATTACGCATTGGTTGCAACAAACACTAGTAATCCTGTTTATTACAAAAACCGCAGTAACGCTTGGGTACTGGTAGGAAGTGCAAGTTGGCAAATTTCACATGCTACAATTGCAGGTACAGTTGCAAGTCCAAGATTTACAAATGGTAATACAATTACAATTAACGGCACAACTGTAACAATGGTTGGTAGTACTGTAGCAGAACTTGCTACAAGTATTAACAATGCAAGCATTACAGGTGTAACAGCCGCAGTACACAGTAATAAGATTGAAATCTATGCTGACAGTACAGCAGTAGGTGTTGATAGTGTAGCAGATGGAAAGATTTTACTAGCAAATGCTTCAGGTACAATCCTGACAAATGCTGGATTGACAGCAGGTACATATGCAAGACCACTTATTGCACAGGATCCACACTATACCGTTCCAGCATGGAAGTCATCAGATACAACGCCTCGTCCAACAGGCAGTGTGTGGGTTAAAACTACAGCAAGTAACAGCGGATTTCTAGCAGACGTCAGCACATATAGTACTTCTACAGGTGCATTTGTTTCAGGAAGTGCTCCAGCATATGAAAACGATCAAACTGCACTAAAGAACCTAGACACAACAGGCGGTAAAGAAATTACAGTAGGCAGTTATTATACACAATATGATGTTAGCGAAAATGATACAGTTACCTATAAATTGTTCAAACGTTATGACTCAGGTAGATTAACCGTAACTGGACTAATAAACAGTGCAGCACCTCTAACAGGTGGTAACACATTTACAATCAGCGCAAGTGCAGCAAACAGTACAGCACTAAGCAGTGCAGTAACAGTTACACTAAGTGGTACAACTCTAGCAGACATGGCAAGTGACATTAACGGTGCTAACGTATCTAATGTAACGGCAAGTGTAAGTAATGCAGGTTATTTGCAGATTGTTCATACACTAGGCGGAATTATTGTACTTAAAAACACAAGTGGTACTCCACTAACTGATGCAGGAATTACAACAAGTATTACTACTGGGCAAGTTCGTGCTGGTAATAACAGTGATATTATCCTAAGTAACTGGATTGCTAGTACATATACTGCAAGTACAAGTGCACCTAGTTCAAATCCAGCAGACAATACAAATTGGTATCATGGTGGATTTGAAGCAGACATTATGATTCATGATGGAACGACTTGGAGAGGTTATCAGAATATTACAGATACTCGTGGTTACGCACTTGGCGATACAAGTCCAAATGGTGTTATCTTTAGTACTGTTGAACCAACTGTACAAAGTGACAACACTGTACTAGTTAACGGTGATTTGTGGATTGACACAAGTGATTTAGAAAACTATCCAGCACTTTACAGACGTCAAACAGTAAGTGGTGAAGCACGTTGGGTTGCTATTAACAAAACAGACAACACAACTGAAAATGGTATTATTTTCGGAGATGCACGTTTTATGGGTGATACCACAACAGATGTTGTAACTGGCACAATTCCAACAACTGCAACTCTACTTGCAAGTGATATAGTAGACATTGACCGTCCAGATCCAACAATTTACCCACGTGGTATGCTACTGTTTAATACACGTCGTAGTACATATGGTGTAAAGCAGTTTAGAAGTGATTACTTCTCACGCACTAACTTTAGTGACACAAGTACATATCCAACACTTCCTACAGAAAAGGATGCATGGGTAACTACCAGTGGCACTCAGTTTGGACGCAAAGCAGTTCGTGAAGTTATTGTTAACGCAATGAAATCTGCACTTGATGCAAGTACAGAGCTTAGAGAAGATGCAAGAACGTTTAATGTTATTGCAGCACCTGGATATCCAGAGCTAATTAGCAACATGGTTAGCCTAAACAACGACAGACGCCAAACAGCGTTTGTGGTAGGTGACAGTCCATTGAGACTAGCAGCAACAAGTACTGCAATTCAAAACTGGGCAACAAATACTGCAGCAGCAACAGACAACAACGAAAATGGACTAGTTACTAGTGATCCATACTTGGGTGTATTTTACCCAAGTGCAACAACAAATGATCTAAGTGGCAACACAGTTGTTGTTCCTGCAAGTCACGCAATATTAAGAACTATTGCAAGAAGTGACGATATTAGTTTTCCATGGTTTGCACCAGCAGGCACACGTCGCGGACTAGTAGATAATGTTGCAAGCATTGGTTATATCAACAGTGCAACAGGTGCATTTGTTAATGACAACATCCGTGAGAGTGTAAGAGATACACTGTATACAAACAGAATTAATCCGATTGCATTCTTTAACGGCAGTGGTATTCTTAACTATGGTAACAAGACTCGTGCAGCAAGCAGTAGTGCGCTAGATCGCATTAACGTTGCAAGACTGGTTGGATACCTGCGTAACCAAATGCAGGGTATTGCAACAGGATTTGTATTTGAACCAAACGACAAAATTACTAGAGATGAAATTAAACAACAAATTGAGCAAACTCTAAACGATTTGGTTGCAAAGCGCGGTGTATATGATTATTTGGTGGTATGTGATGATACAAACAATACACCAGATAGAATTGATCGTAACGAGCTATACGTTGATATTGCTATTGAACCTACAAAGGCTGCGGAATTTATCTTTATTCCAATCAGACTTAAGAACACAGGTGAGATTGCAAGCGGAAACATAGCTGCAGCAAGCACAGTTTAAAAATAACGGAGAAGAATCAGGGGGTAGAAATGCCCCCTTTTTTTATGACTGAAAATAGATAAATACTTTTATAATTATATAGGAGCGAAACAAAATGTCAGTTTCATCATTAACAAAATTTACAGTACCTATTGACGGTGACCAGAGCGCAGCAAGTCAAGGCTTGCTTATGCCAAAACTTAAATATCGCTTCCGTGCATCATTTGAGAACTTTGGTGTTAGTACTCCTCGTACAGAATTAACTAAGCAGGTTATTGATCTTACACGACCATCAGTTACTTTTGAAGAAATGCCAATTGATATTTACAACAGTAAAGTATACTTGATTGGTAAGCATGCATGGGATCCTGTTACAGTTAATCTACGTGACGATGTAAACGGCGGTGTTACTAAGTTGGTAGGAGAGCAGCTTCAGAAGCAGTTTGATTTTATGGAGCAGAGTAGTGCAAGTTCAGGCATTGACTACAAGTTTATCACACGCTTTGAAATCCTAGACGGTGGCAACGGTGCAAATACACCTAGTGTGCTTGAAACTTGGGAATTATATGGTTGCTTCGTACAGAATGTTAACTACGGTGATCTAAACTACGCAAGTCAAGAGGCTGCAACTGTCGCATTAACAATCAGATTTGATAATGCTGTGCAAGCACCACTAGGTGACGGCGTTGGGGCAGCAGTAGCGAGAACACTAGGCCAAACAGTAACTGGCTAATAGGAGTTTTATCCAATGGCTAGTGTAAATAATTCACTATCACCTTTAACAACAGGCGAAACAGTGCGCGACTACAAACATGCGTCGCGCACTTTTATTGACAATAACTACGAATTACAGCCTCGATATAGTAATCTGTTTCATGTTGTATTTGAGTTTACATCAGAAGCAGCAACATTATTCAACACTGTTGATCAATTGGAAATTCCAATTCTCGTAAAAAGTGTTGATCTGCCTACTTATTCAATTGATGTTCAAACACATAATCAGTATAATAGAAAAGTACAAAGCCATCATGGTATGAGTTACAATCCTATATCTGTACGGTTTCACGATGATGCGAAAGAACTTATACGCAATCTTTGGCACAAGTATTATATCTATTATAATGCAGATCCAACATATAGTTTAGACAGTAATAGTTATACAGCATATGACAAGTATAGTGATCGTGTACAGCAACAGTGGGGTATGCAACGCGGTAATAAGCGTTTCTTTAAAAACATTAAAATTTACAGTATGCATAATCATAAGTTTGCCGAATATACTCTAATCAATCCAATTATTACTGCATTTAGTCATGACAGCCATGCTTATGCAAATGGCGGACTTATGGAAAATACAATGCAGTTGGCATATGAAACAGTAAAATATGCAACTGGTTATGTAAACGATATTACTCCACGTGGGTGTGCTGACATTCATTATGACGTAGAAGTAAGTGATTTATATAATGGAGATCCTACGCAAGAAGCATTTATTAATGGCGAAATAAAAAATGTTGCAGGTCAAAATAGCACAGATTTATTTCAAGGAAATGTTATTGGCGTTATTAAGGATGCAGACATTATATACAATCAAACTAAATTAAACTCTGGTGGTATATTACAGGATACTATTGCAATTTTTGCTAATAATTTATTGACTGGCAAAAAACCAACAAGTAATATACTTGTGCCTATTGGAGGAAAAGTTGAACAAAT